CTTTTCCACTGCTCTCTCCGGACCCGATGTGGTAATTATACGATAGCCCCATTCAGATCTTTTTTCTCGAGTGGGACGTCCAAAATAGACCTTTGATCTACCACGATGATAGTTCAGGTTTCCATGCCCACAGTCCGTCAGGTGCAACTTGAACCCGTTTAACACAGATTGAGGCTCTTCATAAGAGATCCTAAAGTCAACCGGGTCGTATGTCGTTACTCCTACGAGATTCTCCTCCGATTCTGGAAACCAAAATCTTCTGAGACTGCGAGTGTAATCATAAGCAGATCCGATCTCTAGCTCAGTTGCAGACATCCTGGACAGCCTCGATGCTAAGCTGACAGCTTGGGTTGCTCCTACCGATAGGATCTTCAGACACGGATTCATCTCTTGATCTTTCTGTAGAAGGGATTGGATTGTTTGGGTTGAGGTGAACATCTTGAGAGTAGTCCGGGTGACACCAAGGACTGACCAACCATAAATATCCGCTAGAAGTACTGGATTGAGCGGTCGACATGTGGCCAGGATCTTTCTGAATTTGTCATCGTACCCATCGATTACGAGCTCCATCAAGCTACGGATGTCGTCGTTCTTAGTGACAGCCTTAACCTTAGAGATGCTCTGTCTCAGGATGGCCATCTCTGGTGTTCGTGGACCGACAAGAGGTAGGCTGTAGGGGTCGTCTATCAACTGAGTCAGGTCTGGATCCTGATCCATCCATGATCCACTAGCCAGCATATATGAGATCCTCCTTGCAATTACTGATTTGTGTGTCATCAGCTTGAGTGATGCGACTGCTTTCCCCAAAGGATCACTTCCGCCCTTATACAAGAATCCCATAATGTGACCGATCGGGAGCCCCCCCATTTCTCCAGGATATATCATCAAAGCCATAATCATATTTGGTGACAGCAATTCTTTGAATTTCCCAGTGAGCAAGCTTGTCTCAACCGGCTTACGCTCGTATAGCGTTCCTAGATAGAGAGCAGTGTGAAAGCATGTTAGGGCAAATCCATTCAACGGATCCTTCATTTGCTCAGCGGCCGACAGGAGCTGACCAGAGATAGCACCAGTAGAATTAACAATGGAGGGAAAGTCGGATGAACTATGCGGGAACACCCGGCTGGTGGCCTTTATGCTAGTGAAGTAATCGACTCCTCCAATCCATAGTGCTTTGCTGTATGTGATAACCTCAGATGAATGGGTACACTCATTAACGTTCA